AGGAAGATGCAGCAATTGCAGATCCGCAACCAAATGTTTTAAACTTGGCATCGCAAATACGTCCACCATTATCAACTTTAATTTGTAGTTTCATTACATCTCCACATTCGGGCGCTCCTACAATACCAGTTCCGACCGATGGATCATTACCGTCCAAAGAACCCATATTTCGTGGATTGTCGAAGTGGTCTAATACTTTTTTTGAATAAGCCATCTTTATTTCTCCTTTACTTTAATTATTACCCACATTTAGCAAAGCCGCAGTTATTACAGGTTATGCAGCCCTCAATGTAAACCAAGCCCTCTGTTCCACATTCGCCACAGGTTTTCTCTGTGGCACTCTGCCCATCGGGAATATAATTCTTTAATATTCGCGCAATGCACTTTGCAAAACTAAACATATCAGAGTCGCGATCCTTTTGTAGCTGCTCCACAACATATTGAATATTGGTTCCATGACGTAGGCCCAGAGATATCATTCGCGTAAACGCTGAGTGGTTAGGGTTATCAAAAACTTTCACCAAGTCTTTGATGATTATTGTATCTCCATTCTTGCCCACCTTAAGATCGTAAATTGAATTCATAGTCTTGCGAGGATTTTTTACTAGTATCCCTGCCACCTTATCGCGAGGGATTTCAATTAAATTAGAAAGCCCCCCCATCACCTCATAGGGTTTGCCATCCATAAGACCAACCGTAACAACCCATCTTTCACCCTGAATAGTAGTATGATGAATAGTGCACGGCAATTCAATGGGGCGCTTTGGGGCTCTATGCTGAGGGAATATCTCTGATTCTGTTTCAGCTAGAAGAACTCCCGACCGTGAGCCTTCTACATACACGGTAATTCCTTTAAGTCCTTGACGCCACCCTTCCATATAGAGTTCCCCTACCAAGGCGGCGTCAGTGCCCGCGGGCAAATTAATTGTAGAACTAATGCTGTGATCAATACTCTGTTGAATAACGGATTGGACAGCTACTCGCTGCTGCCAATCTATACTATCTGACTCCACAAAGAACGCGGGGAGCACGGGAGAATCCTTGAAAGGATGGTTATCTAGCCACGCCTGCACGTTGTGATGGTGTACTGTGTACTGAAGCCATCGATCTCCCATATCATCAATATGATCGGCCTCAAGATGCTGTTCGGCGTGGGAAAGTTTGCGGCGTCGGATATAGGAATTCCTAAATACAGGCTCAAGGCCAGAAGAAGTCTGAGACATGATAGATACTGAGCCGGTGGGGGCATTTGTCAAGATTGAAATATTACGGCGCCCGTATTGTGCCATCATTTCTTTTAAGTTGGCAGGGAGGCGTTGGATAAACTCGTTGTTTTCCTCGACACTCCAGTCAAAAGCAGGAAAAGCACCCCGTTCCTGAGCAAGATAGACACTTTCTTCATAGGCCGCGTCTCGTAAGGTCCGATAGATTTGTTCAATGATTACAAGAGCTTCAGGACTATCATATGCCAGATTCAAACAAGCTAGCGCATCCGCCAAGGCATGCGTGCCTAGACCGGTGCGTCGTCCGTTCTGGGCTGCCCCATGTAGCTTAGACCAAAGTTTTCTCTCGTCATCGGTATCCGCCACTTGACGAATATTATCTAATTTTTCAAGTTCAAGCTCTACAAGATCATCCGAGAGGCGCATTCCCGCTCGGGCCACCTCTTTAAGTTTAGAAAAGTCAAAGTTTGCATTTTTTTCAAAAGGATTTTTTACGAGGCTTTTTAAATTCAGAGAAATTAACCTACAGCTATCATAGGCAGAAAGCGGAATTTCTCCACAAGGATTAGTTGTCTTGGTCTTAAAATCAGGATAAGCATGCGCGGGTAAATTCTTGATAATATTGTCCCACATTAGGAGCCCCGGCTCAGCAGTCTTAGTGGCGGACTCAATGATGGTGGTCCACAATGTGGCCGCATCGATCTCCGCTGTGAATTCCGGTTCGGTTGCGTCGACGGGAAACTGAAGTGTGAACGAATCGTTATTCTCCACGGCCTCCATAAAACTATCACTTATTTTAATCGAGATATTCGCGCCTGTAACCTTAGTAAGGTCTTGTTTCATCCTAACGAACTCCTCAATATCGGGATGACGAATATCCATCGAGATCATCAGGGCGCCGCGGCGCCCATTCTGGCCGATCATCCGACAAACATATGAATAAAAATCAGCAAAGCTCCAAGCCCCAGTAGTAGTCCGAGCAGAGTTATTAACGGGAGCACCCTCGGGACGTAGATCAGAAATATCAAGCCCAACGCCACAACGACGTTTAAACAAGTTAGCAAGGTCTTTGCCAGCGTCCACAATGGACGAAATACTATCCTGTGGATTGTCGACAACCACGCAGTTAGATAATGATACATTAACATAATTATTTCCTATTCCCATCATGGGGGAGCCCTGTGGTACTATATATTTGAAATCCTTAAGAAAAGAATATATTTCAGATTGTGAAAGATGGTTCGATTTGCGTGTAATAAATTTATCTTCCATTCTCGCGAATTCTTTAGCGAGACGACGATGCATATCGTCAGGGCTCTTCTCCATAAAGTTCCCCTTATTATCGCGCATGCAGTACTTTGTCATAAACACATTCGTGGCTAGTCGATCGCCTCCAAAATACTCAAGGGTCGCCGTTTCTACTTCAGTTTCATCAAACATTCTCTAGCCTCCGTTGTTCTTCTTAAACTTTTTATATTTCTCAATCAGATTCTCTTTTTGCTTTTTAGCACTTACTTCTACCAGCTCATCTTCTTCGGAAGGTTCAAGCACCTTAATACAAACGTTAGAGGTATCCATAAAGAGAGGTAATATAATGCCGTCGGGCCCGTTGCGATTCTTCGCTATAAACATCCGGCCCGTGTTAGTTCCTTTGTCTTCAATGGTGCGGGAAATAGTAAAAATAAAATCTGCAATGAAGCACTTATTAAATGCCTCGGAAATCGACTCCATTGTAATAACTTCCGCGTTTAAACCTGATCTATTAGTTTGGGATGCTGTCCACACTGGGCACTTGTATTCTGATGCGATGGCTCGCAGCTCTTCATAAATAGATTCTAGTTCATTTCGTTTCTCTTTTAGATACCGAAGGGGCCGTAATAAATCTCCGTAATCAATAATAATCAGATCTACATCAATATCTCGCATACGCAATCTCTCTAAATGATTGCGAACAGTTTGTGTACTAGCAGTCTTGGTAGGATACTCTTTTATAATAAGCTTCCCTGTGATATCTTGAACTTCTTCGTAAATTTTCTCTTTAAAAGCGGCTAAACTTTCCAAAGGAATTTTAGTAAGGCACGAATCATACCGCGAGGCAACAACTGTATCTTGTAACTCTAAAGTATAGTGAACCACCGTTTGACCTTCTCTCAGTGCTTGGGTTCCCAGGTGCACCAAGGCCATGGATTTACCTGCGCCCGTTGGTGCAATCACCACACCAAGTTCCTTTTGTCCAAGACCTCCCTTGCAAAGATCATCGATCAATGCCCAGCCGGTCGATGCGGGGTTACGAAAGCGGGGCTTAAACCGCTCTTCAAAGTCTTTTTTGTAATCATACCCATCATCGTTGTCCATTCCAAGTTTTAAAGAATCATTAATAACCTGAGAGATCTCATCGAACGAAGAAGTTTGTAGGAGGGCTATCGACTTTACCATCGCAGACTTTAGATTCTGCTTTTTGCAAAAATCAAGAGAAGTATCTTTGATGTACTCTACATCTGTAAGATCCGTCACCTGACTTCGGACGTAAAACTCCCGCGTTTGTTTGGCCGTGAGTTCGTTAACGTTGTCCAACTCAGAGCGCAGAATAGTCTTCATAATGTCGCGAGAAGGATGTACTCCGTACTTCTTACGATAATCGAACACCTTATTAAGAAAAAGCTTAAGATAGTTTAGCTCTAAAAAATTAACATCCAAGACTTGCTCAATCTGATCTGCAAAGGAGCGATCATCTAGGATTACCATACACAGCTTTTCTTGGAAGGACTTTCCGTATTTCGAAAAGTTGGCCGATTCGCCACTTAATTTCATTGCTGTCCCCATTACCTTATGGTACTACTTCTTGAGAGCCTTGTCAAGACAAATGCGGTTCATGGTCGCGTGCAAATCATCCCAATTAAATACACCAAAGCCGTCTTGATTCATCATACGGATAACCTCAGTTTTATTATAATCGTATTCAAAATTATCCAAGGTATAATGCACCTTGTCGCGGCACTGCAAGGACAGCGCTGGGGCATATAGTTGCATCAACTTATAGTTCTCTATAATTACATCTCTATACTCTAAAACGTTCGTGAAAAACTTTATTTTAGAGTCGCTGTGCAGACAAAAATCAAAAATCTCTTGCAATGTCACATCTTTATCTTCTCTAAAAAATTTTAAGTTTTTCGAAATACTTTTGAGGCCTGCACGGGGAACTCCCTTGAGATTGTCTGAGGGGTCCCCGGCAATTGCTCTGGCCATGGCAAAGTTGCGTGGATGAATATCAAAATCCTCCACTATATTCAACTTATTATGAACCTTCTTCTGTATCGGACGGAACAAAACTGTTTCATCATCGCATAATTGGAGAAAATCTTTGTCACTTGAGACAATTACCTTCTGCCAGCCTCTGAGCTGTTCGACTTGGGTGGCGTATGCAATAACGTCGTCGGCCTCTACCTCATCAAAGCGTAACTGAATTACTGGTAATTCGTTAAGGTATTCCATCAAACGCAGCTGTTGCCACGCCATGTTCGCGCGCTGCTGCTCGTCGGTTAAGTCAGTTTGTCGATTGACTCGGATGGGCTTTCGGCCCTCCTTATAGTTCTTGTTTTGTTCTCGTCTCTTGCGGCTGCCGCCGGGTCCATCCCAGATGATCATCACAATGTCGGGCTTAATATCTCGACAGAGCTTCTGGAGGATGCCTAGGAAGCCTTTTAAGCCACCAATAGGCTGTCCGTGGACCGAGAGGCTGGGGTTGACGATGAAAGCCCTGAAATAGGCGTTCAGGGCGTCTATAATCATTACTCTTTTCATAGTCTCATGCTCTCAATTTTGCCGTTCGTGTCTGTATATATAACCCATTTCACACCAACATGGCGCATCGCGTTCTCACACATTGGGCATGGCTTGCTGATTCTTGCTTCGCCTCCTTTATTAATGCGTGCCACATAAACTGTGGACCCTTGTGTGGTAGAGCGTTCGACCCCCAGAATGGCGCCGAGTTCTGCGTGTAGAGTAGCGTCCCCGCGACCATCGGGGCGGAACCTAGCGCCGAAGCTACAATGTCGATGCTTATTACACGAAACGCTACGAACGGAACTACCCTTTACAAGGACGGCCCCGTGCCTAAACTTTCCATAATTTGATTGTTCCGCCACTCGCTTAGCAAACTCTATATATCTCTTATTCTTCAATGGTATCCCCTAACGTATGAAGCTCCTGTGAGTATACCTCACAGGAGCTTCAGTGTCAAGGGTTTAATTTGAAAAATTACTTACTGGTGGCGCCCCCTGCGTGGCGTGTGCCCCCAATCGCATCGGTGTATGCGTTAGCAATTTTAAGAAGCTGTTCGATGGGCACACCAACTTTTTCAATGGACATCTTTTTTGCATCCTCAGGGTTTTGCTGGTTATAAATAATGGTCGCAGCCCAGCGGTGATGCCCATCTAATAAATAACCGTCTTTTGAAACAAGCACCGCAGCATTCCAAGGGGCCCAATCAATCTTGGGGTCGGCGCCGGCTTTGGCTTTCTTCGTCGCATTATCCATATATATATCTTTTTGAGTAGGCTTAAGCTGCGCAGGATTAATATTCTCCACGGTTTCTACGGATACCTGATCTCCTCTTGGCCACTCCCCCGCGTCATCTGATGAATCTAAATACTGTCGAGTCGCTTTTCCTAAATCAGGAATTTGTTCTGGTTCATTTGTTTCTAGGCCGGCGCCGGGGGGGGACGCTAGCTCTTTTTCAAAAGCCGCCGCGTCGGGAATCTGGGGCATATTTGCTCGTACGGTTCCTAATACATCTTTACACGCGTCGGGAAAATTATCACAAAAACTATTGGACTGGGGTGCCTCAGCTTGCGCTTGAGGAACTTCGCCGTTCGGCTGTACTGGCGCCTCGGGCTCATCTTGTTCGTTAATAAACTTACGCCAGTTCTCTGTAATCAACTGGGCTTTTGGGTAACTTGACCATTTGCTCATCTTATATCTCCGTGGAATATATAATAAATAGTCTCATTTTTTGTCTACGTCGTAGAAATCTTCGGCGCTGCCTTCACGGGTGTCAAACTTACGAATGATCTCCTCATCCATGATCTCAAATACTCGTTTCTTAAACTTCTTATCTTCCAGTTTAGAAAGCCAGTGGGTGCTTTGGAACTTCTCTTCAGTTCCGTCTCTGTGGACCAAAGAGAACCAGGCGCCGGCTTGTTTTAGATTATCGGAACCTTTGATGGCTTCCAGCCAACTCTCTTGGTCCTGAATCCCAACCTTGTCAGTTCCCCATAGGATCTTGAACGCACAGTTGCGTCCCTGTGTTCCAAATCGTGACTTCTCAAGTTTAACCTTTACCTCGGAGCCAATGCGAAAGCCGCTATCATCCTCGATGAAAGCGGACTTCGCCTTGCGGCCCGTCAACCACACGCGCAAAGAGTACACATAATGCATAGCCTTTCCGCCTGGGGTAACATAGGGCGTCGTCATTGCGACAATGCGGGCGTTGGGTCCCTGTGGAATATTGGTCTTTAGCTGGTTGAGAACCAGAAAGGCAGACTTGGTATTCGCGATTGGGATAGTTAACTTGGACATTCCCTTTGACAGAATGCGTGCCTTCATAGCCATCGTAGATTGAGGATTAAAGTCCCCCTCCACATCTGTAATGGTCGGAGTCATTGCGAGTGAGTCCCAGATGAACAAAGTTCTTTCTGCTCCGGACTTCAAAACGTTTTCAATAGTTTCTAACACATGTTCGACAGATTGTGCCTGAACATAAATCAATTCATTGATATCACATCCTGCACGCTCAAGAAAACCCGGATCGATTGCTGATTCAGAATCCATATAGATAACGGTCATTCCCATCTTCTGGGCGTTGCCTGCGATCTGCGCCGCCATGAAAGACTTACCAGTTGATTCAAGGCCGGCAATCTCCGTGAACTTCCCAACTGGAATACCAGCGAGTTTTCCCCTACAAACAATAGAGTCTAACCAGCGAGAGCCAGTTGAAATCCATTCCTTTACTTCTGTGGGGTTTGCTTCCTTCAGATTGTGGGCGACTTCGACACCCGAAGTTTTATTGATTAAGGTTCTCAGGCCATCAATTGAAATCTTGCCTGCCTTTGACTTACTTTTCGCCATGAAAGTTTTCTCCGTATCTCATATAAACTTCAGCCATGAAATCTTTGTGAAGTCGTGACACTTCTTCGCCAACTTCATGTATCTGGCGCCTAAGCTCCAGTATATAAAGTATTAGAATGCCCAGAGCCAATGCCGTTAACATTTTTAACTTCCTTTCACAATGAAAAATTGAGACATCTGTAACCCCATGCCTCCCTGCGGTATTCTTATTGACTATTCTTAGAGTCTTGAATATCGGCTCTTAGCTGCTGAGCTAAGGCCTTAACTTCTTGCATTGTCTTGCGTACTCGGGTGCCTGCGGCTGCATTGCCGCGTTCAAAAAACTTAGTGTTATCCTCTCGGGCACTTACAAGCAGTGCACAAAGCTCGTCAAGAATGGTGTTCTCGGTAGACATTTAACTACTCCTTTATAATTGAGGCGCCTGATAACCCTGTGCCTCCCTGTGGGTCAGAATTTACTTCTTCTGAACGAAGGTGTAAAGCTTCTCAGCTTCGGCGATCACATCGTCAGTTGTGTAGGGGGCGACGGCTTGTCGCTGTCCTGCTGGCTTAAGATGTTCATTATCGAACTGACGGTTACTTCTATCCGTCATAATTCCAATCGCCATTCCTAGCAAATCGGTGCGAAGTTCGTATCCGCTTTTGTTTGTATCACTCATAATTTTCTCCTCTGTGTGTGTATAAGTGCGAGACACCTGATAACCCTGTGCCTCCCTGTGGGGGGAGATTAGAGAGAGCCCAACTCTGCAAAAGCAGCATCAACGGCATTGGTTTCGCCATCGGTCTTGCCATACTTCTGGGTTTCACTACTCACTGTCTCCGGATCGTCGACCTGAGAATTGACGAAACTATCAAGAATAGCTTGAACCTCAGAGGCGGTCTTCCGCTCAAATAGGCCACCAAATTCTGGAATGCTGTCGAGCAACTCGGCACACTTGTCCGGTGTCAGATCCTCACAAAGAGGGGACGACCGGCGCCGCGGCACAAGCTTCGTCTGCGGGAATGAAGCCCCGGGCGGCTTTCCATAGGTCATGGTAAGATCGGTCCCGGCTTCGGTATCGGTGATATCACCATACTCCGGATTGAGCACCAGCGTGAGCAAGTTCTCATAAGCAGTCTTACCATAACCCCAGATACGGACGCCCCTCTCTTCTTCGCCGCGAACCATCACGGGGCTGAAGAACCTCTGTCGCACGAAGAGAGACTTTGCAGTCTTCTTGCTGTGCTCGTCGTTGTTGTCGACGCCTTCACGCCATAGCTGCGAAGCGAATTCGCAGACGGGGCACCCGTCGTCAAAGTTGCGCTTGGGACAGAGGAAGCCGCCCTTCTCAAGGTTGTAGTGAAACCACATTTCCTTGAAAGGGTCGCCATCAGCTGTCGGGACAATACGAATGTCCTGATCACCGTCTTCTGGGCGCCAGAAAACTGAATCGGCGTTACCCTCGCCGCGAAGGGATGAAAGCTTTTCTCTCATCTTGTCTAAATTGATACCCATAATTTTTCTCCTTATTGTTGGGTTAGAGTACGATCAGCTAATATCCTGATCGTCTAGTAATTCTTTATATGATTGTACCATAGATGAATATTGAATGCAATAGCAATATTTTTGGTCATACGTGGTTTCATATATTCCGTATGAAACACTCACATTGTTCTCAGCTTTGGACCTCACAAAATTTGTGATCTTTCGAAAGAGAGTTCCGTCATTCTTTAAATCTTCCTCATTGATACCATAGTAGTATACCATGTCTCTCACGTTTGTCAAGTTATAAAACCAATTTTCTTCTTCCTTGTCGTCTTCGAGGTTTACCACCCCTAGGGTAGCAATACGACTAATTTCCGATGGCTTTATAAAATTGCCTATGATAGGTTCGCTGTACTTAAAAACATTGACCATATGAAGTGTATTTACAATAGCTTGATTAATAGTATCATAGTACCCAATAATAGACAGGTCTCCAATACTTCGCTGAACCTCTACGTCATCTATAAGATAGATCATTTCTAAAATACCACTCCGTGCATACTCCTGCAAAATATTTTTTACTATCTTGTCCTGTCTTTTTTGGACCTCACTAATAAGGGACAAGTCTGACTGAATATACAATACTCTTACCCTATTGTTTTTTACCTGTTCCAGGAGGCGCAGAATTCCGCCCGAGATCTGGCCGGCCCCAGCAGTTATGACCAATACTTCCTCATTGGAGAACCGGAACTTCTTTTTAAGATTAGGAAAGTGCATGTCGTATTCTTCATGGGAGGCCCTTTTTTTAATTGTTATAGTGGCATCTTTGTGGGTGTCGATACCAATACTTTCATATTGGGGAAATTTAGAAAACGCTTTCGCTAGCTTACACCCCGCGCTGCCTAGGCCAATGACTTTCATATATCATCCACCCATTCCAAAAGGAGCCCCCTATCAAAACCCCCCTTTATCACGTGCTTAGAGATGCGCTCGGCTCTGACGGTGGTGGGCTTAATCCCTAGGCACTCACAAATAAAATCAAATATCTCCAGAATATCCCCTCCCTCTTCAGCACACGGATTCTCTATAAATTCCTGTACTTCTTCTCGTAATTTCTTCATGGCGTAACGCATAAGGTCATCGCCGTAGAGTTGAGAAACTTGATAGTTTCTTCCCGCTGCCTCAATAGCCTCTGGGATTCGGTCTCTAACAAGCTTGTAATAGAGTTTCTTTTTCATAATTTTAACTCTTTCATTTCTCCAAGATTTCTTCCCGCGGAGACATTAACCTTGAATATATCATAACGCGTTTTCTTAAACATGTCAAGCAAATTTAAAATTTCGTACCGATCCTCTTCAGCAAGGTCGATATAAACAGCGTCGTGAATAAGAAATGAAATATGGCTTTTTCTCCCCCTCAAAAGCTCGTAGATTTTATAAGCCTGCTCGTGCACCATATCAATGGTAGTGCCCTGAACGATATAGTTCAAGGCATGGTGTTCGTCGACGTTCTCTATTACTCTACCATAATCTGTCTCGATTTTAAAGCCGTCCCAGTACTTATTTC